TCCTTCGGCCATGCCCAAGTCTACGGTAATACCATCCATGATACGAACACAGTCAGTTGATTCAAATACCGCACGGTAGTCTTCTAGTATAGCCAAGCGTTTATGTTGCTGGGCATTCCAAAAACCGCGTTCAAAGTCCATCAGTGGTACAACATCAAACACACTGTAAGTCATGCCATCAGTTTTGACATCGGTTTTGCGTTGTGCCTGTTTCATTAGGGCTTGAAAACTCTCACCAATGATTTCGCCATCTAGCACAAATCCATGTGGTGCAGTTTGAAATAGCTTGGCAAATTTGTTTTTAATATCTTCAATTGCTTCTACAATCTGCGGGAAGTTATCAAACGGTTTACCGTTACGGCTGTATAGATTAACTGTGGTCTTGGTCACTACTGCCAGGACACGCACACCATCTAGCTTTTGCTCAATACGTTTTTGCCCAGTCATTTTGGCTGTGTGCTTTTCACTATCAGTGGCCAACTGGCAAGTAAACACAGGAATCTTCCATTCGGTGTTGCCCAGCACTTTGTTAAGAGTTTTTTCACTGATGCCACAGCGTAGGTCTTTGATAATGACTCTACGACATAGGCCATTCCATTCTGCACTGTCAAACTGCTCACTCATAAACTCAATAGCAGTCTTGGCATTGTGCCCTGTTAAGGTTCTAAGACGCAGTCCTTCCAGCATGGCCCAGAACTTTGGCCACGGATTAGACTTACCATCAAGTCCTTTGGTCTCAGGAACTTTTTTTACGCCAAAAACATAATAGGGGTTGTAGGCCTGATAGCAGTTGAACAAGAAACATTGAGCATTTGATGACCCTAGCTTACTAGCCATCAATGCTTTTTCAATTACTGATTCTTTGTGTAAACGGCTGTCGCTTGATTCTAGGTCTCTGATCCAGTCTGCGGCCACTTTGATCTCATTAAATTGATCACTAGAAAAATTTATAGTGTTCATGTATTTACTCTGTTTTGTTAGATGCTAATTCACATATCAAAAGGAACTGATCGTACGCTTGTTGCACACTTGCATGTTTCATCAATTTGTCAGCTTCTGCTTGCATGGCCTTGACACCTGCTTCTGCACAATCACGAATACATAAACCAGACAATGTAGCAAGTTCAGATCCAAATTCTTTGGCCAACTTTTCCCATGCTTTCTTTTGTCCCAAAGTGATAGGAGTTTGTTGTGGACGTAATTCACTTGCCTTACGCATCGCTTCGCAGATCGCTTCTTCTGCATGCCGGCCGGCTGCAATCATTGGAGCCAGAGCAGGGTCAATGCAAAAACGACGACTACTACCTCCGGGATAGCACATAACCAAGTGATTGCCTTTTGGAAAGCTATCCAAATAGTCGCTGTCATATTCTGCAACTGGAACATATCTACGACCTTTTTTTTCATAATAAATCTTTTTCATACAAAACCTTTGATTGAACACGAATTTTCAAAAACATACGGTCCGCATCTGCGATGAAACGTTTCGTAGTTTGTCAACTTACTAGGGTTGAGTGGCATGTCATAACGTTTGATCCAGGTTTTTACCATAGAAGTAATGTCTTCAACAGTAAACAAATCAAGTGCTTGTCCTAAATACTTGTCGGCCTTGCGGTGCATGGTCCGCTTGGATTGTAAAATATCTCGGGCCCACACATGACACAATCTTGCAGGATCAGCTGACAGCGTATCCCACATCAATTGTTGTTCTTTGGTCATTGATCAGTTGGCAATAGTAACTTGTCCAATTACAGCGCCTGGCTTTTTCAAGGCTTCCTCTCGACGTGCTCGGTATTCCGCATTGTCGACTGGCAACAAATTAAGAGTAGTAGGTGCGCCATTGGGTTGAATTACACTGACTGGTTGTTGTGGTTGTGCTGGAACCGGAGTGACCACAACGCCGTTTTGTTCACGAGCCATTTCATCAAGCTCTCTAAATGCTTCTTTGGCACTACGTTTAGTATTCTTGTTTGCATTGCCATTAAGTGACAAGGCAACCAGCACATAGGTACGAATACGATTGCCTTCAGCCACGTGTTTCATCTCTACCGTTTCTACACCAGAGATATCTACGTCAGCACACATACTACGGACGGCCATTTCACTTGACTCTGTGCCGGCATCACCGTTGTCTGCACGATATAGTTTGGTCTGGCTACGAACCGTGCCGCCGGCAGTGGTACAAATCTTACTGTATGCAATAGTTTTGGCCTTGATGTCAGCAAATCCAAAATCACTACTGGTAGCAGTTCCGTTTTCAAACACATAGCCAGGAGCTTTGGGCAGTTTGCTCATCCATTCTGGAGCTTCTTTAATAGCCGCGGCCATTCGCGAAGCTTGTGGTGCTCCACTATTCTGAAGTTGTGCGGTGTTGTTGGTTGTGCCACACGCGGTCAACATACCTGCTACTGCTGATACTATCAATAATTTTTTCATTCGATCACCTTTAAGGTTTGGTTAATATAACAATACTATACTACAAAGACTACCATTTGTCAACCACTTGCCATTCGTTGTTGTGTATCTGACAAATGATGCCCTGCTGATGTCGAAGGTCATTGGCTCGAACTATGGGTTCGGCAAACCAACGGCATGTAGCATTATGGTAAACAAATCGTTTTGGAAAGTGTGGATGAGGTTTTACTTCGCTTTCTAACACTTTATCGCCCACTTCAACCTTGCGTATTTTGGGCAAGGTCTGGTCCGTGCATACCATATTCTGTTCCAACGACAGAGTCTTTCCATCAGCACGACTTAATATTTGAGTGCGCCCTTGATCCATTGCATTCTTGCACAGTATGGCCTCGCTTAGAGTTTTTGGCCCAACACTTTCACCTTCGGCTGTGATCCATTCTCCATTTATCTGCGCTCTAAAATTCACTATACACTTGTTTTGTGTGGCCGAGATTGGCACCACCCAAGGTTTCACATCGGCTATGCTGGTAATTTTTATGGCTGTTTGATTGGTTATTGCTGACCTAACATAGCAATCTGCTTGCGCCTGTGCATTGGCCGACACGGCCATGGTCAATACAATTATCGGTTTGCGCCACATGCTGATCTCAGTCCCCATAGTGCATTTTTTAATTTGGTGTAGTAATCTCGACCTTGCTCAGTGGTTGGACGAGTTTGGTGATACTGATTATATTCTCTAATTCTTTCTTCAAGGAACCGGCGTTGATTGTCACCATACAAACAATCTGCTTTGAACGTGTCCATTGCATAGTAAGGCAACACGGCTGGTGTTGTTACTGTGGGTGTTTGAGTAGCACACCCACTTAACACAATTGCGCCAGCAAGAACAATTTGTTTAATCATTTTTTTGTTGGTGACGATATTCACGTTTAAGCCAATATTTGTATTTGATAAAATATTCTTTGGCAGTGTAACACACTGGATGACCATAGGCTTCAAGTTCATCTTTGTGCTCAAACCATTTTTCACTACACCAATGTCGAAAAGAACCTGCTTTCATTTCTTTTCCATGATGTGTTTAATCACTACAGAGGCTTCTGGAAAGCCTTCCTTTTCTTTGCGGGCAACTACCTCATCTATCATATCTAACTGTATGTCATGCAGGCCGGACACAAAAGTAAAGATTTGATCAGGTTTCATTGTGTAGCGAATGCTATACAAAGGTTTACTATTATTAGGATTGAAACTAAAGTTCATTATACTGTTGCCTCATCACAGTCACGGGCAAAAATACGAACTACATCTTCAAGGGTCACATAGTCTTTAAAGTAGATGTAAGTGTCTTGAATGCTACGACCTTGGTCTTGCCAATCCATAATTTCAATTTCAATATCTTTAAAAAAACCCATTTGCGACTCCTATGTTCTAAGTTACATTGTATTAGAGTTTGCGAATCTTGTCAATCAGCTTGGATGCTTCTACAGTAGTTTCAACATTCATACCCTGGCGGTAGCTCTCTACCAATTCCATACGCATCATTTCTACAATGCCCTCGCACTCAATGCGCTCACGTTTAGGTAAGGTGGCAATGAACCGCTCTACATCTGACCAATCTTCAATAGCCCACATAATGTCGGCCAACACTCGCTGGCGCTGGTTCAATCCGTCAAGTTTGATCTCGGGCATTTTATACTCCAATTAATTCTTTTGCAATGGCCTGTGCCACTTTGGTTTTGCGGGCTTGGCGTTCGTTATAGGCCATCAACTGTTCCTGGAACTCAGTCTTGATCATCATGTCCAGGTAATCAGCACGTTCGTTATATCGTGCTACCAATTCTTGGGCTAGTTGGTAAAGTGACTCATTGCTCAACAATGCAATCTCTACTGCCAGGCCTTCAATGTGCTTACTTGCCATTATGCGGCCTCCAACAATTTTAATTCTGTAGTGCGATACTTGATCTCGCCATCATACTCGAGTTGGCTCTGTTCAAAGTCAGTAAGGTAATCATCGGCTTCAACAGACCAACCAATAATGTATTCACGGAAACCTTCGTTGTCACACTCAATTTGACCACGGAAAGCTTCTACCAACTCGGCAAGAGCTTCTGGATTGCGTAGATGTGAACCCAACGAATATGAGTAATCATTACCGCCTTTGAACTTCCAATACTGAGGGCAAGCACCTTCACCGTCCCAATCGTGGGCACCGTAGTTTTCCTGAATTTGGGTAGTAATCATTAGCTTCATTCCGGACTCCTTTTTAGTTTCTATACAAGTATTATAGCAAATCGGGCATTTTTGGTCAACCGTTTTATACAGTAACGTATTCCCAGCTACCAACAGGCTCTACTCCATACTCTTTAGTCAAATACTCACGGCAGGCTTCTTCGGTTCGTTTAGTAACTACAACCTTGCCGCCAAAGAACCCTACATACAGTTCACGATGTTCAACAAACTTGATTGCACCATCTGGACCAGTATGCTTTTGGCGTGTGGAGGTTTTTTTAGGTGCCACCGTGGTTGCCTTTTTAACAGCCTTTACAGGAGTCGTGGCTTCCGTTTTGGTGGCTGATTTTACCACAGCCTTTGCAGGAACGTTAACTGATGAAGCGGCATAACCATGCTTCTTGTCATACTTGGCAATGAATGCTTCATCCTTGCCCCAGGTGTCTAATAGACGTTTGACTTCAGTGCCGGGCAGTTGATTCCAGTGTATGATTGGGTCAGTCCAGTTAACCATTTTTCAGCTCCTTTTTAGTTTCTATACAAGTATTATAGCAAATCGGGCATTTCTGGTCAACCTAGCTGTTTACAGTAGCAAAAGGGCTAAAATCTTCAGATTTTGAGTGTGGGTTTTTTGCAACAAAGTCAAAAGCATACTCGCCGGTGTTGCCGATTGGATGAACCTGGACTGTGCCAAGACCATAGTTTTTACTCAACATATGGAACACGCTACGGGCTTCACGTTCGTTGATGCTACCTACAAATAAAGTGCCGTTGTAAAATTCAGCCAAGTCGTCTTGGGTAAGAGTATTGGCCACTTGATCTAACACTACTTTTTCAAAACCCATTTGATTCTCCTAAATTTTTACTATACTCATATTATAGCAAATTGGGCATTTTTGGTCAACCTTTTGGATGTGGCTTTTTTACAACAAAAAACCTGGGATTTTACCCCCAGGTTTCTTGATATTTTTTTAACGCTAATTGTCTAGCTAGCCATAATCTAAATTTTACATAGTCTGATAAATCATCTTCAATGACTTTACCAAATGCTTCTGCTCGTCGATTACGGCCAAATGTAATCTCATCATCTAAGATGAGATCACTATCGTCTAATCCAAAATTACTTCGCTGGAGTAGCGGCTTTTGCGTCTGCTTTAGGTGCGTCTTTCTTAGCAGGTTCGCTTTTTGCAGGCTTCTTTTCGTCCTTTTTAGCTTCTGCCTTGGCTGGTGCTGGAGCAGATGCTGTTGCGGCCGGTGCTGCTGGTTTGGCTTCTTCTTTCTTAGCAGGTGCCTGTGCGAAAGCTGATACTGCAAACAATGATGCGATTACAAGTGCGATTGATTTCATGGTATTTCCTTTTGGTTAATTTGAAACAAGAACCAGTCGGTAGCAGTTACAGTTGGCATCAAGAATGGTTTCATAATGATATCCGTATGGTGCCTGTGGCTGGTATATGTTAGTTGGCGGTTGTTGTATTACTACGGTCTGCGGTCTGGTGATCACATACCCTACTACGCCTCCTATCACAAGCGGGGCAACCCATCCGTAAGGATTGGAATGCCCATGGCGATGGTGGTGTGGATAATAGTGATTTGGATTCGCTTGACTTACCCCACTTACCAATGTCAGACTCGCAAGAGTTAAAATTTGCAGTAGTTTGTTCATACATAATGCCTCCTAGCATACTATAATAACGCCTAGGAACCGCAGTTAGTTGACACAGTTTGGTAAAATTAAATAATTTTTTGGCCGGCTGCCTGAGCTACTGTGTATTGAGCAGTGCCCAAATCAGCTCGAGGTTCTGGATATTGATCGCTAATAGTAATATCAGTCTGCATACCAGCTATGTTTAATCGATCTTGATTACGAGACTCACGCATGGTGCTTATTATGGCCTGGCCACCTTGTGTATCAGTGTTGGCTATGCTTTGTAATACATAAGCAGGGCCTCCCTCAACTACTTCCAATCCAGTCGAGGCCAAATTGTAAACCAAACTCCATGCTTGTTGCCCAGGAAGTAAATTGGCAAAATCCACGCTGGCCAATGCTAAATTGGTGTTTTGTGTTTCAAGCTGGTCACATATGATATTGACATTGGCTGTGGTATTGGCCACATTGGTTGGGTAGGCGGCAACAATGGTCCCTACGGTAGATACCATAGCTGGATTTAATCCATCACTAAACGCATTGCCGATAGCCGCATTGGCTGTACCCTCTGGACCATAGGTTCCGGCTCCAGGTAACCCACCGGGTATTACTACCGTATATACCGTACTAGAAAGACCGGTTTCAGGATCAATAACAGTTTCCTCAACAGTGTAGTCCCCAGCAATACAGTTTTCCATCACAGTATAAACACCAGTGGTAGAATTAATTAACAAATTTAATTCTCCAGACGAGGTCATGTTGCCCAAAATATTTGTAGTGTTAGATATTTCACCAATGATATTGTAACCTGCAACGCTGCCAATAACGTCAGTCAACAATAATAGACCCTGTGGGCCAGAACCAGTGGCCAACGTTTGTGTAAAATATGCTGTGACATTGGCTGGCAATGGACCGGTTAAATTATTAATGTCATCAAGGCCAACGTTGCTTTCCAACCCTTCAGTAGCCACAGCCAATCCTGGAAGTTCGGTATCAAAAATATTTTTAACCTGTTGCAGGCCGGCCTGCAACGCTTTACTGGCCAAGGCCTGATCGGCTGGGATTATTTGTTGTAGTTGACTGTAGGTACTCATAATTGCGTTGGCATATTCTGCAAAGGATTACCGGTCAATGGTGCCAACACACTAGCAGGCAGTTCTGTTTCTAATCGACTGTTGACTGCACCAGCCGCGTTGATATAGATTCCACGTAGTCCATTGGCAGTAGGAGCAGTTAATGTGTTATAACTTCTTGGAAAGATTTTTACAGGATTTAATAAATCGGCCATGGTAACAAGTCCTGGGGTGGTTATGCGTAACAACTGTAATATCTGTTGCAGTTCGGTGCCGGTGATTTGTGTCATTGCCACATAGATAAGACGTTGTTGTTGATCTGTAAAATCTGTGTTTTCAGGATCAGCTACAGCCGATTCAGGTATGCCAACATTTAATAATGCTGTGTTTAATGCCGGAGTTGTATTGGTCACTGCGGCAAGTTGTTGCAACACTGCTGCCGGACTACCTATGCTGTTTAGATTATTTAGGTCAATTAAAAATCCCAGCTGTGCTAAATCAGCTCCAAACGCAGCAAATGCCTGGGTGATTGAACTAACGCCGCCGGTTGATAAATTATCCTGTGATGTAAATCCTGTGGTGTTTGTAGGAGAGTTGGCATTTATTGTGGTCTTGATCAATTGATTGGTCTGACTAACAAATGCCTGGGCCGAGTTAAATACCTGTTCAAATATGCCTATGTCATTATTGCCCAATAATTGATTGTTGGCAGCAACAATAGTTGATGTTAATGTGGCATTTCCTAAACTGCCTTGATATGCAGCAGGAACGGCGTTGGTCAATGCTGGAAATGTGTTGGCTACAATGTTTTGGTCAACATAACCCGACGATGCTATGGTCAAAAATCTCTCAACTACTGTGGTCGAAGTATAACTTGAGATTGCATTTGTGAGATCTGCATTGGCATCAATTGGGTATCCACCAATGTTGCCCAGGATTCCGGCGCCGGCAATAAGATTTACACTACTCAATATCCCAATAGTCATTACAAGGCCTTGACATCAGAGCTGCCAAACATTCGTTTGTGTGAGAAACAACTGTCTTTACCGCCATCTAACACCAATGGTTGACCGTTGGCAAACACAGTTGAAGCTGTTCCCATAACAGCAATTACGCCAACACAGTGTATGGGAAATTTAGGATTACATCCTATATGAGGAGTAAACGGTGTAAATGGAATTGCAGCAGGACGACCGTTGATCAACACATTGTTGTGACCTGGACCAACGGCAATGCCGCCACCTGAGCTTGGATCTCCTACACGTTGAACACCTTTACCTGGCATTGTATTACCCCATTATAATTGATGGCTTACGCACTGCTTTGATACCAGTGGTTGCCTCTAAGTAATGATCACAAACTTCATCTCGAGTTTGACAGATCATTGCTATTGCTGTCTTATTTATAGTCGCATTTTCCTTGGGATTACCAGTAAACACAGTAAAAATCAATTGTATGCCTTTTTCTGTGGGCACAGCACTGAGTGGCTGTGAAACGATGTAACTATCGTTGGTAATCTCAACAATTTTTCCAACTAACTCGTCAGCATTGGTCAATTTAAATGTGTAAACTTGGTCTTTTTCTACTATCATGTTATCCTTGTAAGTGTTGGCGCAATTCTGTAAATCCGCCTACTAATTTATCGTCTAAAAATATCTGTGGCAAGGTTCTTGCATTGGGCACTGCTTCCAATAACTGCTCTCGAGTCCAATCTTGATTGATATTACGTTCTTCAAATTCAATGCCTTTTTGTTTTAATAACCCTTTTGCTTGAACGCAAAACGGGCAGTGGTCCTTTGACCATACAATTGCTTTCATCGTTTTCTCCTTGATATTATAGATTAGGCAATGCTTCATAGTCAAGACTATCACTCATTACGCCAATGACATAATTGGTTGACTCTGACTCTTGCAGTGCTGTTTGTTTGTTGCTGGTGTTTACGTGTTTGTTAAACCACGGAATAGGAGTTGTCTTGGGAGCAGGAGTTTGATACTTGATACCTACTTCTTTGAGTGCGCCCACTGCTGTGTAGTCTACAAAGTCTTTGAGAATGTTGGCATTGAGACCAATCACAGGTCCTTTGTTAAACAGATAGTCGGCCCATTGTTTTTCTTCACGGATCACATCCATATACAAACTATATACTTCTGCTTCACACTCTACTTTGGCTTCGGCAAATCTAGGATCTTCTTTGACCACTTGATTGATCATCCAAGCAGTCCAGTCCTTGTGCAGTATTTCGTCTTGCAAGATTAGACTAATAATGTTGCCGTTGCCAATAAAGATACGATTCTCAACCATGGCCAGGCTTGTGGCAAATGATACCATGAAACGGAACGCTTCTAATGCGTAACTTGCGTGTAGTGCCAACCAGATAGCACGGACATGTTCTTTCTCAGTAACTGTTTCGCCTAGTTCTTTACGACAGTTAACCACATGCAGAGCATCATAGTAGTTGCCTACACTGCTTGCCATGTCTACAATTTCTTTGGTGTCATGTATTGTATTAAATGCATCTTTGGGCACATTATAAATGTTACGAATAATATGGCTATAACTTCTACTATGAATGTTGGTTTCAAAGAAACCCCAATTAAACATCAATGATTCAAGTTCAGGGATTGAGCACACAGGTGTAAACACTTGTGTTGGGCCGCGGCCTTGTAAACTATCCAGGGCTGTTTGACGTAGTAAGTTACTGGTAAAAATATGACGCACTGTATCTGTGGCTTCTTTAAAGTCGTTGGCGTCTTTGGTAAGACTGATTTCTTCTGGCACCCAAAAGAATCCACGTGCTTCGGCTTCAAACTTGGTCAGCTTGTTATACTTTACTTCTTCAAAGCGTTGAATAGTAACAGGCCCTGCTGGGTCTAAAAACATCTTGCGATGTAAGTAATCTGTTTTTGTTTTTAAGTTGTATTGTGCTTGGCTCATAATATTTTTCCTTATTTAATTTTATTAAAATCAATTCTATCGTAATCGGAAGTCCAGAATAATTTTTGATTATGGAATCTTATATCTTGGTATTCGATCCACCAACTCCTCCATTGTTCAATTCCGTGACTTAACAATTTGGTTATTTCTTTAGTGTATTGTTGAAATCTCAATTCATCATCTATTGTATCGTCGTATGAGTAATCTATAAATTTAGGAAATTTAAATCCTCTTAGCATTAAATATTTTATAGTTCCGCTGGTGCTAAATGGCAATACAAAATGCCCCTTGATCAATGGATCGTAAATTTTTTCAGTAACCGCAACAGTAGATCCATATTCAATAGTTTCTACACAGATATGAATAAAAGTGTCTTCATAATAGGCATTATGCGCTGGACTATAACCTCTTCTTTCGTAATTGTTTTTTTGTGGAATTTCTAAAAGTTTATCAATGCCAATGTCATGAGCGACGTCTGAGTTGGCCCATAACATGGGATTATTTATATGACCACGATCAGCGTAGTCTTTTATAAATTCAACCAATCGTCGTTTATAGTATTGAGGTCTATCTACAGATACAATATTGTTTAACAATGTTACGCCGTTTTCGTGTGTGCCATTAGGAGCAACAAAAATTTTTGTTTTTTTCTTTGGATCAAGATCTTTTGGTAAAATATAACACTCCGAGTCAAAATACCATTTGGTAGTGCTTGGTCTAAAAGAATATTGTTGATAATATGCGCGAGTCCTGTTAAACAAAAAATCTGCTCTTAAAACTCGAGGATGATTCTGCTTTGGGTTATGAGTATTGGTAACTATATAAACATCAGGGGCTTGCAACCACGACCGATACAATTTTTCTTGATTTTCATGATTATTCCAAATTTGAAAACACAAAATTTTACATTTTTTATCAACTCGATCCAATGCAAATTCAAATTCTTCGTTTTCATCATTGACAATGGTGTAATCATCTCCATTTAGGTCAAAAAACATTTGTTCGGGTGGCGAAGCAATTTTAGAATATATTCGTATTATAGACATGTTATAATTTACATGCTTCGCAATCTTCTTGATCATCAAAGTCGATCACTTCTAACTTTGACTCAGGTTCGTCCTGGCCCTTGCTACCTTGTTTGTTGATCAGGCTGTAGTAGAATGTTTTCAATCCCCAACGATGTGCCAACATCAAGTTTTTAGCAATTAATGTGGTGGGTACTTTACGGTCGGCAAAGTGTGCTGGATTGTAGAATGTATTTGTTGAGATTGACTGATCTACGTAGGCCGCAATTACTGAAGCTGTTTTAATATATCCAGCACAATCTTTTTGTTCCCACATCAATTGATACCGGTTCTTTAGTTTATTGTATTCTGGAGCCACCTGAATTAAACTACCAGCCTTTGATTCTTTAACTGTGATCAGGCTCATTGGCATTTCAATACCATTGGTTGAATTAATAACAACACTACTGCTTTCCACAGGGGCCACGGCCATTAATGTTGCGTTACGCACTCCATGAACTTTCATCTTTTCACGCAGTGTTTCCCAATCTAACTCAGGTTTAAAGTTAGCCAATTCGTTTACGGCTTTGGCACGAAGTTCCCAAGGAAACACACCTTGGCCGTAACGTGTGAGTCCTGAATGACTGCACGGACCACGTTCCTTGGCCAACTCCACAGTAGCTTCTGTCA